GTTTTTATGTCAGGAAAGTGACACGACCCCCGTCCCTCGTCCAATTTCTCCCTCTACAGCCCCATGCTGACCGCTCACCGCCGATACAAGCTGAACTCGTCGCTTCGGGGCTACGGCGTCGCGCATCGCCGCTTACGCGCCCACTGGGCACCAGTGGTCGCGGCGGGGCACGCTTCGTGCGCGCGCTGCGGGCTGCCGATCGTGCCGGGCACCCCCTGGGATCTGGGGCACACCGACGACCGGCGCGGCTACCAGGGGCCCGAGCATGCGGCCTGCAACCGGGGCGCCACGCACCGGCGCAGGACGTCGAGGGCGTGGTGACAGGCCGCCTGACGGTCGAGGCTGCTTTGCGGCGGGAGCTGCGGGGCAGGCCGACGCCGTGGCCGGCGCTGGCCTGCTCGGCGCTCGAGCTCGCCCGCCGCCTCGACGACCCCGCCACACCACCGGCGGCGGCGGCGGCGCTGGCGAAGTCGCTGCACGACGCGCTTGACCGGTTGCAGGTGCTGGCACCGGCCCGGCCCGGGCCTGACCGGCTCGACGACCTCCGCGGCCGCCGCGAACGGAGGAACGTCGGTTGAGCGTCGTCGACTTCACCCGCCCGTTGCACATGACCGTCCCCGACTGCGACGGGTCCCGTGGCAACGAGGCGGTCGAGCTGGCGGCCCTGGCCGGGCTGCGGCTCGACCCGTGGCAGGAGCTCGTTCTGCGCGAGTCGCTCGGGGTGAACACGGAGGGGGGGTGGGCGGCGTTTGAGGTCGCTATGGTCGTGCCGCGCCAGAACGGGAAAGGATCCGTGCTCGAGGCCCGCGAGCTCGCCGGCCTGTTCCTGCTCGACGAGCAGTTCATCGTCCATTCGGCGCATCTGTTCGACACGTCGCTGGAGGCGTTCCGCCGGCTGCTGACCCGGATCGAGGAAACCCCCGAGTTCGACCAGCGGGTACGACGGGTGCGCCGCTCCCACGGTGAGGAAGGGATCGAGCTGAAAGGCGGCCAAAGGATCCGTTTCCGCTCACGCACCCGTGGTGGCGGCCGCGGCTTCTCCTGCGACTGCCTGATCCTGGACGAGTCGATGTTCCTGCCCGAGTTCGCGCATGGGGCGCTGGTGCCGACGCTGTCGGCGATGCCGAACCCCCAGGTCTGGTACGCCGGCTCGGCCGTCGACGAGCTCGTCCACGCGGACGGGTTGGTCTCGTCCCGGTTGCGGGAACGGGGCCTGAAAGGCGACCCGTCGCTCGCCTACTTCGAGTGGGCGCTCGACGCCACCGACCCGGAGCTCGTCACACCTGAGCAGGCGGTCGACCCCGAGTCGTGGCGGGCCGCGAACCCGGCCCTCGAGATCCGGATCTCGGGGGAGCATGTCCAGCATGAGCAGCGCGCCCTCGACCGGCGCACGTTCGCGGTCGAGCGGCTCGGCGTCGGTGCCTGGCCCGACCTGTCAGGGGTGCAGCCGACGGTGATCTCGATCGCGGACTGGCTCGAGCTCGAGGACCAGTCGTCCAGGCTGCAGGACCCGGTCTGCGTCGCGTTCGACGTGTCCCCGGACAGGCGCGCGTCGATCGCCGCCGCGGGGCGCAACCAGGACGGGCTCTGGCACGTCGAGATCGTCGAGAACCGGGAAGGCACCGCCTGGGTCACGGCCAGGCTGGCCCAGTTGGAGAAGCAGCACCAGCCTGTCGCGACGATCTGCGACGGGTACGGGCCGGCGGCGTCCCTGATCGACCAGTTGGAACGCCGCGACGTGCAAGTCACGACTGTCAGCGCTGGTGAGCACGCGCAGGGCTGCGGTAAGCTGATCGACGTGGTGTCGGAGCGCGCGCTGCGCCATCTGGGCACACGCGAGTTGGCGGACGCGATCCGTGGTGCGGCGACCCGCAAGCTTGGTGACTCGTGGGCGTGGTCGCGCAGGAACTCAAGTGTCGACATCTCGCCGCTGGTCGCGTCCACGTTGGCGCTCTGGGGCGCCGCGACGCTCGAGCTGGACCTGACCCAGCCGGTGATCTGGTGAGACTGCCGTTCCTGAAACGCACGACCCCGGACGAGATCGTGGAGATCCAGTCGGACTGGTTCGCGATGACGATGCAGGACTGGCCCGGCTGGTACGGCATGGCCCCCCAGACCGCCGAACGGGTCTGGGTCGCGAACCGCTGCATGCAGCTGAACTCGCAGCAGGTCGCGTCGATGCCGTTGCAGTTCTCGTCGACGGCGCCGCAGGGCGGTTTCGAGCCGGCCTGGGTCACGAGCCCCGATCCGGCCTGGTACCCGAACGGGATCGGCGACGCCGTCTTCGCCGCGATCTGGTCGATGTACGCCTACGGGGACGCGTTCCTGTACGTGACCGCCCGTTACGCGAACATGTACCCGTCCGCCTGGACGGTGCTCGACCCGCGCTACGTCGTCGTCGACAGCGAGAACGGCCGCCGTGTCTATCGCTCCCACGAGGAGCCTTTGGACCCGGACAGCATGGTCCAGGTGACCCGTGACCCCCGCGGCGGTTTGCGCGGCACCAGCGCCCTGCAAGCGTACGCACCGTCCGTGCGTGGCCTGATGGCCGGTGTCGCGTCGAGCGCGCAGATGGCGGAAAACCCGATCCCCACCACGGTCTTGAAGAGCGAGCAGAAACTGACGAAGGAGCAGGCGACGGACCTGCAGGACCAGTGGGTCGAGCGGGCCGGGATGCGCCGCGGCGCCCCCGCGATCCTGCCGCCGAAACTCGACTTCTCGGTGCTGGCGTTCTCACCGAAGGACCTGCTGCTGCTGGAGGCGCAGCAGTGGGACGCGAAGGTGATCGCGACCGCCTACGGGGTGCCGATCAACATGCTGAACATGAACCCCGAAGGCCGCGCCAGCCTGACGTACACGAACGTGGCGATGCTCGGCGAATACTGGTGGCGGTTCGAGCTGCGGCCGACCGCGCTCAGGTTGTCACGGGCGCTGTCGGAGCAGATGCTCCCCCGTGGCAGCCAGGTCGACTTCGACGCCACCGACACGTTCTCGCCGCTCGCGCAACCGCTCGAGCAAGACTCCCTGGCCACCCCGCCCGCCGACGGTGCCGACGCTGGCGGTGACGTGGTTCCGCTCAGACCGACGACGATGGAAGGATTCTGATGGACGAGCCAACCCTGATCCGCACCTTCGAGGCCGACCTGGCCGGCGACGGCGACGGCCGCACCATCATCGGCCGCTGCATCCCGTTCGACACGCCCGCCACCGTCAGCGACCCACCCGGCTACGAGCCCTACCAGGAAGTGTTCCGGGCCGGTGCGTTTAAGGCCGCCACCCGCGCCCCGAACCGGGTGTTCCTCGACTTCGAGCACGAGCTCGGGATCGGTGGTGTGCTGGGGCACGGTGTGGAGCTCGAGGAGCGCCCAGACGGCCTCTACGGCCGTTTCAGGGTCCTGGACCACTCAGACGGCGACAAGGCCCTCACGATGGTCCGTGAGCGCGTCCTGACGGGCCTGTCGGTGATGTTCACGCCGCTCAGGTCGCTCAGGTCACCCGGCGGGCCGGTCGAACGGGTCCGGGTCGCGCTCGACCGGGTCTCGCTCTGCCGGGTCGGCGCCTACGAGGACGCCCAGGTGCTCGCCGTCAGGCAACGCAAGGAGCCCGCCCCGCTGCTGTTCGACCCGGCCCTGATCGCCCGGCTCGAGCATTTCAACGTGACAATCCCCGACACGTTGAGGGTGACGTGAACGGCACCGGCATCAACTTCCCAGCAGTCGCCCAAGTCGTCACCGCCGCGGTGCTGCTCGTCGCGCTGATCCACTTCTGGTAAGGCGATCATTGACCCCCAAGGCCTTGGGGGTCGCCGACCGCCCGCGCGAACCGCCGATCCTACCACTGTGGTAGCTTTCCGCCTGTAGCAACGGCGCACCTCGCCGTCCCAAGTGGACACCTCGCCGGAGCTGGGCGACCCCTCCACCGCTGGGTCTGAGGGCGACCCCCGCCGAACCCAATCCTGCGTCAATTGTTCCGGGAGGTTCGGCTGTGTCAGCATCACAATCCATCACCAGGTCTCGGCTCGAGCGGCTCGTCGCCGAGCGCGGCCACACCGACCAGAAGATCGAGGACATGCTCAAACTCGCCGAGGATGAGCAGCGCGACCCGAACGAATTCGAGCGCGAGCACCTCGACCGTTACCGCACACGCGCGCAGGAGCTCGAGACGGAGATCGGCGCGCTGGCGGACGAGCTCGAGCGGGGCGAGTCGTCCCGCGACGTGTCCCGGCTGATCCGGCCCGCCCAGGCGGGGCCGCAGCCGGTGCAAGGGCCCGGCGCGGACATGGAACCGACCTACCGGACGTTCGCGCAGTTCGCCCGGGACGAGCTGATCGTCCGCTACCCGCTGATCGCGACACGCGCAGCCGCCGGCGGCGACGTCAACGCCCTCCGGGAGCAAGCGACCGAACGCCTGCAACGGGTCGTGAACACGACGACGTCGAACATCCCCGGCCTGTTGCCGCCCGGCTATCTGGCCCAGATCATGGACCTGATCAACAAGAACCGCCCCGTCGTCGCGAACTCGCGCACGGTGCCGCTCACCACCGGGACGCTCACGTACCCGCGTGTCACGCAGCGGCCCGAGGTCCTCAAGCAGGGCGCTGAAAAGACGGAGGCGGGCACCGCGAACATGCAGTGGGCGCTGGACACCGTCACCGCCGACACCTATCTCGGGGCTGGAGACCTCTCCTGGCAGGCGATCAACTGGGCGAGCATCGACTCCCTGCAGTTGTGGTTCGATCTGGCCGCGGAGGCGTTCGCCCGGATCACCGAAACCGCCGCCTGCACCGAACTGTCGACGAACGGTGGCGGTACGATCGCCAGCAAGCTGAGCGCGGCTGGTACCGAGGACTTCAACGCCTGGCGGACCGCGATCTTCGCCGGGATCCAGTCGATCTACACCTCCACCGGTGGGCGCGCCCAAACGGACACGCTGTACCTGTCGGCGAGCAAGTTCTTCCAGCTCGCCAGCCTCGGCAGCGCCAACGTGCTGCAACTCTCCAGCGTCGGCGGCCTCGACGTCGGCTCGATGACCGGCACCTACGCCGGCCTACGGGTCGTCGGCACCTTCGGCTTCGGCACCGCCTCCGCGGCGATCATGGGTGACCAGTCGGCGTTCCTCGTCGGCGAGACACCAGGGGCGCCCGTCGAGATGCGCGTCGTCGAGCCGAACATCGGTGGGATGCAGCTCGGCGTGATCGGCGCATTCAAGGCGAAGGTGTTCGACCCGGCCCGATTCGTCCACATCGCCTAGGGGAAATGAGATGGACGCTGGGCGTCGGCCTGACCAGTTCGACACGGTCCCGCGTGGGCTGTACGAGTCGGCCGTCGCCCAGCACAAACGCGAGCTCGCCGAGCGAGACATGCGTCTTGTCCGCTACCGGCTGCTGCTCGAGGAGCACGGCATCAGCCCGCCCGACACGTCGAGCGACGAGCTCCTCGAGATGTGGCAGGGCTGCCGCCACGTCATGACGACAGCCTCCCAGTTCGTGATGAAGCTCGGGACGCAGAAAGAGATGCTGCTCGACTTCCGGGCGCCACCGTGATCCTCCAAGGGGCGCCCGGCACGATCGCCCTACCGACCAGCGAGATCGGCCGCTTCGCGATGTTCACCGTCTCGCTCGCCGGGACCAGGCAGCCGGACGACACGCACCTGTCCGTGATGGCGTCGGCGAGCGTCGTCGAGAACCTCAACCAGGTGATCCGGCAGCTCCGTCCCGCCGACGAGTGGGTGTGGATCCTCGGCGACGACCACACCTGGCAGTCCGACTGCCTGACCCGCCTGCTCGCCGCGCTCGACGACAACCCCGACGCGGACATCGTGGTTCCGCTCGTCACGAAACGGAACCCGCCCTGGCACTTGGTGCTCTTCCACGAGGCCGGCGCCTATGACGACGGGCTCCCGCGCTGGCAGCCCTACGGCTGGGACGAGATTCCCGCCAGCGGCCTGTTCGAGGTCGACGCGGCCGGATCCGCCGGCATGCTGATCCGCCGCCATGTGCTCGACGTGATCGGCGACCCGTGGTTCGAGTCGTCCGGCCCCGTGATCCTGAACGAGGACGTCATGTTCTGCCAGCGGGCCCGCGCGCACGGCTTCCGGATCTTCGCGTCCGCCGACGTCACGATGGGCCACCTCGGCATCTTCAACGTGCGGCCGTTGCGGCGCGACGGCCGCTGGGGCGCGATGACCGAGTTTTCGAGCGCCGAGGAGCAGTTCCGGCACCTGTT